GAGGCCAGTAGGTCTTCAATTGGGGTCACCTATTCCTCCTGCGGCGAGGCTGCGCGGGGGGTACGACCCCAACGTGCTGGCTTCTTGTCTGGGTTATGCGCCAAGATATGGCATGACCGGCATAGCCACTGTACCTCAAGCAGCTTGGTGTAGTCTTCGTGATGCCCGTCTAGCCGTTTAGGCTCCACATTGCAAACCTGACAGCGAGTTGGTTTAATCAACAAACCACTGTTAATAGCTTTTTCAACAGCTTTGTGAGCAACGCGTTTTTCTTTGTTTTGCTCTTTCCATTTAGCAGTTTGTGCTATTCTTTTGGCCCTGTACTCAGGGTTGATGCGCTTGCGCTCCTGGTACGCAGCGTATGCTTCGTCACTAGTAAGTTTCATCACTCCTCCTGCGGCGAAGCTGCGTCAATCATTGTTTCCCACACAGCCGCATGAGCCTCAGTGTTACCGGCGACCACCATGCCAGATTCTCTTAGCATCTCAGTCGTCGGCACTCGCATCGCCCGGATCACGGCGCGGGCAACTTCAAACCGATCATCGCCTATTCCCCACCCGGCCATTGCGGCCATTGCGCGACTCTCCATCTCAGTCGGTTTGCGATGACTTATTGGAAAGAAAAGAAAATCATTTATTGTGCAAGTCATCAGATGTTTTGCGGGTTGCCCATCTTCCCAAGAGACTTTGCATTTAGGGCAGCGTTGAATGATCATGTTTTTCATAAAGAAAAGCCGGGGGAATTACACCCCCGGCCCTCTTCCCCCTACTTGCGTTCCCAAGGCTTAGGCTTGGCTGCCCCCGCAGCCGCAGCCGCCGACGAAGCCACTACAGTCAGTGTCTTAGTCCCGCCAGTCACGGGGAAGTACCTGATGGAGTTCTGATCTTCTCCAGTGGTTTTCCGCGTAGTGATAGAAACCTTGATCTTCATAGGACGGTTATGCAGAACAGAAGTATCGCGGAACTGATCTGTGTGACCAATCGCATCAAGGATGTCTTTTAATGTACGATTTGCAATGTCCACAGCCGTTTGGTTGGTGTGTTTAACATTAAGACGATCCGTTACTGATCTACCAACTTGTGGGCCATCAAGAATAGTCATCTTTAGCTCGATGAATTTTCCAAGTCCGTCTTTCGTTGTTTTGTAATCGCTTTCTGTTATTTCAGCAATGTATTCGCCAATCGGTATCAAGCCAAACTTGCTAGGTTCAACGGTGGTGGGATCAAAATCAAAATCAATTAAAGCCATTGTTATTCTCCTTGAGGTTCCATTGCAGTTGCTAGTGCCGTTGAAAATGTTTCGTAATCAAGCGACATTGTATCGGGAAGCGGCCATCGTGATTTAGCAACCCAGCCGGGACGCTCTTGAGTGTGTAGAACACGCTCACCAGCGCCAACAGCACGGGTCTTTTTCTGATTAAATCCGATATCGCTCTTAACAGTAGAAACTCGGTAATTACAGAACATCAGCAAATCACACCATTCACTCAGTAGGCTTGCGCCACCCTTGTGCATGTCTAGGGTGTACCTATCGTAGCTATCGTTTAGCGGATCGTGGAACGTCTTCACCTGTGTATGGGCCAGCAAAATTACGCCCATGTTTTTAACATTACGCAACTCGTCGAGCTTTTCTAAGATGAGGTGCCACAGGTCTACCGCGAACCCGAAGCCCTTACCAAAGCCAATCTCATCAATGCTGCTAACTTTATGATTCGCAGCAACTTGCTTGAAGATCAGCTTCTCTAGCCAATCGGCACTATCAATCACGACAGTGTTGTACTCGTGCTCTTCGCTACACAGACTGTCTAGTGCTTCCATTACATCGCCAAATGACTTTGACAATGGAAACGCCGTGACGTTCAGAGCATCCAAGCCTTCCTCAGTTTGTATGAAGACCGGCTTGTCGGCTTGTGCGGCGAAGCTGCTCTTGCCCACCCCGTGAGTGCCATAGACGACCATGCGGGGAGGTCGGATAATGCTCGTCTTGCGAAGCGATTGTAGATTGATTGCCATTAGTATTCCTTTCTCGTTACGGTTACAGAAGTTTTCGCTGGCTCAACAGTCATTGCCTTTGCCAGTTTCTTGTAGATAGCAGTATCATTCTCTTCCAAGTAACGAAGACCTTTCAGATCCAGTTCGCGCTTTACCTTGACGGGCTGCACTTCTGTGGGGATACCCAGCTTGTCGAAGACATCCCAATCGACCTTACGGTTCAACCGACCCGTAATGGCAATCTTGAAGTCTTCAATGTCGTGAGTCTCTGAGCCTTCTTCCTTGGCTCCAAGCAACGCAATCAGTTCGTCTTCGATACCGACACGTTTCTTGTTGGCTTGCACCTCCTCCTTCTTTGCTTCGATCCATTCGGAAGCAATGATACAGGCAGTGCGATTCTTGATGTTCATTTTCATTACCTTTTATTTGTATATTGACGTAACGGAACGGAGAGTGCCATAGTCCGTTCCGCTTCGTCAACAACATTTTTGGAGAAAATTGTGAAACTTAAAAACTGGATGAAATCTAAGGATCTAACAGGTGCGGGGTTCGCAGAAATGCTTGATGTCAGCCCCGCAGCGGTATCGCGCTGGTTGGGCGGCTCTCGTATTCCATGTATGGCGCAGATGCAAGCTATTGAAGAGCTGACAAAAGGAAAAGTGAAGGCCCAGGATTGGTACAAATGAGAGTCAGCTTTACTATACCGGGACAACCTGTAGCGAAGGGACGCGCTCGTATGTCTATCCGTGGTGGTCATGCGATTGCATACACGCCACTCAAGACCAGAATGTACGAGAACCAAGTCGGTGCATATGCGTCTCAAGCAATGCTAGGCCGTCCACCTATGTTCCAGGCCGTTGCAGTTATCATCGACGCTTACATGATGATCCCGCAGTCTTGGTCAAAGAAAAAACGCCAAGATGCTATTGAATGTAAGATCTGGCCTACATCACGACCAGACCTAGACAACATCATCAAGGCAGTCTTAGATGGCGTTCTGCGCGTAGCAATCGTAGATGACAATCAAGTCGTTCATCTCGTTGCGCGGCAGCTCTATTCTGAAATCCCGAAACTGTTTGTCGAAATAAAAGAGCTGCAATGATGTCAAAGTTTTCTGACCATGCAACCCGCTTAGTCGAGCGGGGATATTCAGTTATTCCAATTATACCAGGACAAAAGCGTCCAGGGGAATTCAAGTCAAATAATTGGACCGGCATGAATGGCTGGCAGAAGTTCTGTGACTGTGTGCCAACAAAGTCCGACCTCGAAGCATGGGCGCAGTGGGCAGATGCGAGCCTGTGTGTGGCATTAGGTCGTGCGTCGAACCTCACAGCGATAGACTTTGATTACGGCAGCCCAGAGGTCCGCGCTGCTTTGGAGGCATGTCTGCCACCATCGCCGGTTCGAAAAATGGGGGCCAAAGGCTACACATCTTTCTATCGCGGGTATCCCTCGACATCCAAGAAATACTTGATCGACGGTGTGTCGGTCATCGAAGTCCTTGCCCACGGCAAGCAAACTGTTCTGCCGCCGTCCCTGCATCCAGAGGGCATGGAGTACAGGTGGCTGACGTTAGATACACTTGAGGACATGGCCGTAAATGAGTTGCCCGAGATCCCGAGTGACATCCATGAACGCATAGTCAAAGCCCTAGCGCCGTTCCAGACCAAGGTTGGGTCACTCACAGTCAAGGGGTCTAATGTGAGCGGCAGCTCACAACCGGCGAAGGGTAATGTGAGCCGTTCTAGCGACGATACAAGTTACTGGCGCGACATCAACGACAAGGCAATGGCGAGCCTGGAAGTGTGGGTGCCAAAGTTATTTCCTGATGCCACCAGAGCACACGCAGGCAGCTTCAGAGCCGTGGCCCACTGGCGCGGTGGTGAGAATAACAACGTCAGCATACACCCAGAAGGCATCAAAGATTGGGTGACCGACGAGCCAATGACACCACTCGACCTTGTCATGCGAGCCAATAGTTGTGATCTTGAGATGGCTGTAAATTGGTTGAAGGCATCACTTGGTATGCAGACAGACATCGTGTTCGTCGAGGAAGACTTCATTCAGCCGACAGTCGCAGAGAAGCCAAAGAAGGCAGCGAAGAAAGACAAGAACGTCATTCCACTGCCAGATGCCAACACAGCGTTGGGCATGTTGGTCAACCACATCAATCGCACCAGCCTCAAGCCGCAGCCAGAGTTGGCAATCGCAGCCGCACTCTGCGCCATTGGGGTGCTCGCGGGTCGTAAGTATCGCAGCCCATCAAACATCCGTACAAACATTATGACCATCGGCATCGCTGACTCAGGTGCTGGCAA